AGAGGTCCAGAGCTAGTAGCATTAGGTCGTGGATCACACGTAGTTCCGAATCACTATTTAGGTGGTTATCAAGACGGCGCTACAAATATGAAAATATCAGATCCAGATACACATCGTGCATTGATGACAATAGCATCACACTTAGAATCAATTAACACAAACACAGCTAACACATCAAAAGGTGTTGGTAATATAAGCATAGCGACAGGTAAGTAATGGCACTAGCAGATTTAGATATTAAAAAAATAAGAAGCTTTACATACTCAGTGTCTAGCGAACCGCAGACTTTTGTCGCAAACGGTCAGACAGTATCAGGTGTCAAAAATCCAATAGAACAAAATTTCGTTGACTTACCAGATAGATTTGCTTCAAAGACTGGTGCTACACCTTTTGATAATTTTGTTGGTAATGAAAATAGAACACAAACATTTACAACAAATGGAAGAGCAGGACAATATATTGTTACAGGAATAAAAGGCGCAAAATCATCAGATATAGAAGTTTTAAAATCAAACAGTCTTATTATTAAGTCTTATGATGAAGCACTATCTGAGGGCACAATGTTTAATTTTCTAACAGAGAATCCAACACTAGGGTTTAGACAGATACCGTTTGGATTTAAAGACTTAGGAATAAAAAGTTTAACATCATCACCAGAAAGATTTGTATCACCTCAAGTGAATCAACATAATTCAATGACAAGAGGCGGATTATTTACTGACCCTATTGTTGAACACGATCAATTTATATTAAGCGACTCAGGAATATTAGGTGCATTTAAAACAAGTCAAATATTATTACAAGCAGACGCAATACACCAAGACGGCTTAGGTCTAAATCAATTATTTAATTCAATACAGTTTGATGGAAATTTAAATCCAGGAACCAGAGTTTATAGACACGGTCTAATAGGCTTACCAGTTCCAAGATATGCACCTCAGCCAGGACCTAATATAAATCCTGACGGTCTTTTCGGTTTATTTAAAATCGATCTCTCAGGAATAGAAAATGCAATATCAGATAATTTAGCAGGAAGCATTCCTTATGAAGATATAGGAAAAGGCACACCAAAAATATTAGGATTATACAATAGCTTAATGCTACATCAGACACCTGAAAAGTCTGAAGGAGGAGGATTCTTTGCAGGCTTATTAGATACACTACAAACATCAGCACCAATACTATTTCAAGATCCGTATCCTATTGTCCCATCAGTTAATGTTGTTAATTCACCTTCAACATTTGATGGTGTGAACCAAGCTTATCACAAAGACAGTATTTATGGAACAAAAGCTGACTATGTTGCACCAAGTGGAAAAGGTAACATATTCGGAATAAATTTAGTATCAGAAAAATATGATTTCTTTTCAAAATCAAAGCCGACAAATTTTAAATTAAGACAAGACGTTGTTACTAGTGACACAAGCAAATCTACATTTGCAGATGCTCAAGAATCTAAAGTAGATAGTTTAGGTAGCAAACCAAAGCCGCCTTTAGAATCAAAAATAGTAGATATGATACCGCAGTCAGTAGGAGGTGTAACAGATCCTACAACTGGAATTCAGACACTTGATAAAGGACTTAATAGAGGATTAGACGGATCAAAAGATAAGTATAGCACACTATCTTACAGTGCATTAGGTGCCTCTGATAATGGAGATCAAATAGATCCAGGTGGCGCAAAATCACTCATGTATGACAAAACATTAAGAAGTCCGTCTGAAATAAACTTAACAGCTTTACCTGGTGTAGGAGGAGATGGAGAAGATAGAAATAGTCAAACCATAGAAGAAAGAGTAAATGCTTTGAGTGGTCCACGTGCTGATGAATATATAGACAAAAATTTAGGCGCAAGAGATCATTATCAAAAGAAAGTTTATGCAATCGGTAAGCAAGGTGTTAGAGCAGTATTGACAGATAGTTCTAGAAAAACAAATGAAGCAGAGCCGTTCAGAGGTGTAATAAGAAAAGGTGGTGAAGCAGGCGATAAGTTTGTATCAGACGCTGTTGATAAAGTAAACATATTACCGTATGGAGGAAATGTTACACAAGATAAAGCAAACGGACCTACTTCAGATGAATTACATAATAGTGCAGAAGAACTTGACTTTGTACCTTTAGTTTTTGAAGATGTATACAATAAGAAATCAATTGTATTTAGATCAATATTAGGAGACATCACAGACACTATAACACCTGACTGGACACAAAAAGATTATATTGGAAGACCTCAAAAGTCTGCTGTTTATAAAGGTGTTGGAAGAACAATTGGATTTAATTTTTCTATTTATCCGAAAACAAAACAAGAATTTCCAGTACTATTAGAAAAAGTAAACTATCTTGTAGGACAATGTTATCCGAATTTAGACAAAAATTTAAGGCAAACTGGACCGATGATAAGGCTGACAATAGGAGATATTTTATACAAACAGCTAGGATATATTACTGGCTGTACTGTTACATTTCCAAATACGAGCACATGGGAGCTAGATCCAGGTTTAAGATTCACAAAGCTAATCACTGTACAAATTGAATACACACATATTGGTGGTTATGTTCCTGTTGCTACAGGAAAACACTACGGCTTACCGTGGTTACAAGGTGGAAGATACAGTGGAGGAAATGTTAAATTTAATAATTATCCTAATAGAGAAGACGGCAAGTCTGGCGCAGAATCACCGCCAAATGCCATAGGAAATTACAGAGCGCTATTTCAAGAACTAGGACAACAGAATAAATAATGTTTAACAGATATAGAAATATTAGAAAAAAGATCGATGAAAAGACTGGACTAAATTATAGAGTTCCTGTTTTGTATCCAAAAATAGAAGAGAGAGATGATGATATTCTTCACACAGTTGTTATAGGAGAGCGGCTTGATCTTTTAGCTTTTAGATATTTTAATGATTCTGGTTTGTGGTGGATAATAAGCAGAGCAAACGGATTAGACCCAAGTATAATATCACCTGAAGTAGGAAAAGAATTAAAAATACCACAAAATGTCGGAGACATCCTCACAAGATTTCAAACACTAAATAGTACAGAGTAAGGTTTTAAAATGACTGGTAAAAATATACCTGAAGAAATACGCAAAGGTCTAGATGCAAGACTAGAAGGTATGAGCACTTTTGGTGAAACTACATTAAGATCACCTGCATTAGGACCTGTGTCTGAAGAAACAGAAGAATTTAGATTATCAAGAGAGGCAGTTGAAAACTGTTCGCCATACGTAAGGATGATAGGTGGCGGAGTAGGTGACTCATTCTATGTTATGTCGGGAATGTTTAATACAGATTCTAATCCTGAAGCTTTCGAGGCAATACAATCAGACATAAATTATATTAATTCCAGACCCTCGACATCAAACCTGACAGGAGCAGAATCTTACTATGAGCTAGGTAAAAGTGAAGATATAAGAGAAAAAAGGTTTGGTTATAAGGAGCCTGGGATAAATACTCTTTCTGTAACTAATCTTTCTGATGGTCTAAAAGGAGGCGCAGTAAAACAAGCTGTAGTACAATTTACAGTATGGAGAATGAATCAATTAGATGAATTTCAAAGATTATCTTTTTTATCTTTAGGTGCAACTGTAATAATAGACTGGGGATGGGTAAGAGGTGATAAAAGCATACAATCAATTTTAGAGCCACCTTCAATAGTTGTTAAAGACGGAGACAAAGTTTCATTAGACTTTGACTTATTTAAAGAAGAAACTGTAGACGGAAAGACGCAGGCAAGTGAATGGGTAAAACATTCTAAAAAGAAATACGGTGACTGGGACGGCTTAATAGGTGTTGTAACAAAAGTAGACTGGAATGTAAATGAAGAGGGAGCATTTGAATGCAGTGCTACAGTCCAGGGAAAAGGCTCACATGCTTTTGAAGATCCAATTACAATTAAAGAAAGACATAATGGAGTTACACCGTTATATGCATCAGAAACAGGTGTACAGGACATAGAGACTTTTAGGTATGCGTGGTATAAAAAAGTAGAAAAGAAAATAGAAACATTAACACTCAAAGAGCAAGAAGCACTACAAGCAGTCAGCATAGAAGACGCTGAAAATAATGCTCGCACAGGTCCAGAAGCAAGCTTGCCAGAAAGAATATCAGGATTAGATGTAGAAATATTAACAAAACTTTTCCAAGGTCTTCAAGACGCTAAGAACAAGGTAAAAAGTTCAGATCCAGTAGCTGCTATGTCTTCACAACAAGAAGTCGCGCTGATCTATTACCCTTATGAAAAATTAGATGAAAAAGGAAAAGGAACAGGAAAATATGATACAAATGTTTTATCACAAGATGAAAAGACAGAAGAATATTATCAAAACACTCAATTTAGATATGATATGTGGATCAACTGGGGTTGGTTTGAAGATAATGTTGTCTCTTATTATGCACGCAGGTTTGGAGATAATGCACCTCCGTCAGCAGTATTTAGGTCTATAGATTCTGAAGGAATGCCAATTCGTATTAAGAATGATCCAAATTTAAAGACACTCACAAATAGCTATTTGCTACCAGGACAGACACCGATTGACTGGATACCTGATCAAATAGGAGACGCAAAAAATTCTCAAAAAAATCCTTACAAAACGCTTGCTGAGCTCATAAATCAAGCGCCAGAATTTGCAATGCCAGGAGATCCAAATTCAGGAATATTAAGACATGTTTACGTCAACATAAATTTAATAAAAAGTGTATTTACAAATCCAGGTATTTCTATCAGCGGTGGAATGTTAATGTTAGCAGAAGCTCTAAACTCTCCGATTCCACTTTGGAATTTTGAAATACAAATAAATGATGAAGGATCTACTGCTGATAACGGAAAAATTCCGACAACTTACTCTATAGTCGATAATAGAGCAAGAAAATCTTATTCTGGTTCCGATGTCCTTGATCCTGGTAAGTCTTATATATTTGAAAACAATGGTTTAAACTCACTGGTAAAAAGTTGTAATGTTTCAACAGACATCAGCTCACGATTAGGAGCTGCAATGTATTTTGGAAGACAAAAAGCAAGGACAGGTATCTTAGAAAAAATAGTCAAACAAAACGAGATGCCGTTTCCAGATGAACAAGAAGCAATGAATCTTGCAAGCTTTTATGCAATTAATAATCAAACACTATCTTCAATTGACATGGGTGACCCACTGTCGCAAGTTTTAAACCAAGGAGCATCTGGAGAAGCTGCAAATCCGGGTAGAAAATTTAACTATGGTACAGCAGATCCTTTAGGAGAATTAAAAGATGAAGGATTAGAAGGTAATCAGTGGAATCACGATATAGCAATAGAACAGCTAAGACTATATCCTACATCACTTGGAGCAAGACTAGACCAATATAATAGGACGATGAAACAAGTTATGGAATTTGGAAGTGGTGATATAGACGCAAAAAAAGTTATAGAAGATACAGATGATAGTCTTAAAGATAAGATAAAAGAATTACAGATGTATGCTTTTCCAACAATACAAGAGCAAGATATAATTAAAAAAGATGATCCTGATGAAGCTAGAAAGAGAAAACTTGCATTGTATCCGTATCAGGACGGACTCAACATGCATTTTAACTGGTTGAGAACACTTGACTTATTGTTAAATGAAAATCCAGTAACATCATTATTACAAGAAGCCGCAATGGACGAAGTTACTTTTCTTCCTATAAAATGCACAATAGAAATTGATGGAATTGGTGGATTAAACTTATTAGACATGTTTAGGCTTTCTTATTTGCCCCCAATGTACAAACAAGGAGGTGATCAGCCAGGAACTTATTTCGTAATAATAAACTTAAATCACACAATAGACCAAGACGGATGGAAAACAGAAATTACAGGACAAATACAGATTGATAATGATAGATACTTTGATGTTGGAGACCAAAGAGACAAAGAAGAAAAAATTAAAGACGCACTTCAAGAAGCATTTGGAGAAACACTAGAAGAAGCAACAGCACCTATACTATCAGATGACGAAGATGAGCCCACACCACAGCTAAGCTCAGAGCTACCACCGCCTAGACCTTTACCTCTTACAATTTTAGAACCTGATGATCAAATAAAAGATACAATAATATTTGACCCTAATGATACAGAAGGAATACACAGAATAGGTGATCCAAATACAAGAGTAGTAGATCAATTAGAAGGTCCTCAAGGACCAGGAACAAGCAGGTGGAATTATTTTGATTATGATGGACTATCAAATTTTATGTCACCAGACAAAACAGATGGCGGTTTTAATGTGTATGAGAGAGTAAACGACAAGCTGTCAGGCAGAGCGACAAGATTTCCTGGCAGGAGTTTTGCAAATCCTGAAGGAGACTAAAAATGATTGAAAGAGCAAAAGTAGGAATAACAGACTCAGGTCAATTTGTTTATGCTGTAAAAGACACAGAGGGAAATGTCGTACCAGTAAGAAAAGACCAGATATACATGAAAGAGTATACAGACTCAAAAGCTGTAATATATAGACTTTTTAATACTAAAGAGAGAATAATAAAATTAGAAGAAAATGACATGATCGCTGTTTATAAGCGGACAGGAAAAGCTAGAAAAAGAGATGAATATCCTGTCAAAACTTATCCAACATCAACAAACCTAGCAGGAAAGAAATTTATTACAAGATACTTTGCTCAGAACAAGATTAGTGATGCAAAAGAAATAATTGAAGTAGAAGGTATAACAAATTCAACTTCTTATAACTTTGTACAGATAAAATGGCAAGTAGCAGGAAGTTTAAAACAAGCAAAAGTATTTAATGAAAAACAACTTATAGATGCTGAAGGTGCAATACCAGGCATTTCTGACATATTACCTCTTGATCAATTACATATATCAAAATTTATGTTTGCTTCAAGTCTGAGACCTGAGTATCAAAATCAATCAGAATCACAACCTTCAGAAGAACAAACAACAACACAAAGTGAAACAACACAGACTGCGCCTGCACAGCCACAGTCACCTACTGGACCACCTCCTGGTGTAGTCACAGGTGGCGCAGGCGGCGGTGGTTACTAAAAAGCCCCTTTTGACAGGGGCTTAATTAGATTCAATCTTAATCTGAGATTTTAATTGGAAGTTTATAACGAACTCTTACAGGTCGACCGTTTTGTCGTGCAGGATGGTATGCAGTGTCTTTAATTTTATCCAAAATAATATCATTAAAAGCAGTGTTAAACGTATCTAATATAACAGCATCATTTACGTGACCGTTTTCGTCAACTTCAAATTCAACGTGAATTATTCCTGTATCGTTAAATCCGCTAACAATTGGTAATTCATGTGAAAGTAAGCTAAACTCTTTTTTTGGTATGGGTGGATGACTCCTTTCATCTTCGAATGAAAAGTTCTGGGCCGCCACCAAGCCCATTAGCATTAAAAATGCTATGTTCCTCATTGTCCTTCTCCTATTTTTCGGTGTTTTTAGAGAATCTAAATATAGGTTATAAAAAGTTAAAATCAGCTTCTACAAAAAAATAACATAATCCTAACATTTTCCTAACATAACTCTATATATATAAGTATAAATGGTTATAGAAACAAGTTCAAGTTATAAAAGCTTATTACAAAAGATTGCCGGTAAGTCTGTGCCCGCTGTTTTTGTAAGAGATGATAATAGAAATCATCCTGCAGAATCGAGTGTAATTGCAGTATCATTATTTATAGATGAAGAAATAGTCGACATAATATACGACCACACAGAATCTTTTTCTGAAGGCTTAGATATAAAATCTCTTTCTTGTGTTAAAAGATTCTGGGTTGACAATGTAAAAGAATTTTATCATCTAACAAAAATGACAAACGGTTATGATGTAGTGATGTCAGATTATTTAGATAATATTGATCACGAAAAAATACAAGAACCACATGTGTTTAATAAAATATATGAAAATAGTTTTGCTCTTAGGAAATCAAATAAAATTGTTCCAATAGTAAAAGTGTTAGAATATGCTCATGAAAGACTGAATATAATAATTGATAGTGTTCCAGAAAAAGTAACTAAGACATTTATAAAATATAATAATGCTATGTATGAGTTTGCAAAGTTTGAAAACTCTGGCATGAAAATAATACCAAACTCATTTGGAACAGTATTTAGAAACGGTTACGGATACCCTAATTATAATATGTACACAGCAACAGGTAGGCCTTCAAACACATTTAGAGGTGTTAACTTTGGTGCACTAAATAAGAATGATAATACAAGAAATAATATAGTTACAAGGTTTGAAAAAGGAATGTTAGTTGAATTTGATTATGATGCATATCATCTTAGGCTCTTAGCAGAGATGCTTAATTTTGATGTGCCGTTTGATAAGTCTTTACACCAACATCTTGCAGATACTGTTTATAAAACAACTTACGAGGAATCTAAAAAAGTTTCTTGGCAAATACTGTACGGAAATGTATCTGTAACTGAAAAAGAAAACCCTTTCTTCTATACAATTGAAAAGATGTCTGACGCACTATGGAGGATTTTCAACAGCAATAAATCGTTCAAATCTCATATTTATAGAAGACAATTTGTCTCTGATCAGATTTCTGATCCGAACAAGAATAAGGTGCTAAATTACTTTATACAATCGTACGAAACAGAGAATAATATTGAGACAATTAAAAAGATTAATAAATATCTTGAGAAGCGTAGTACACGCATGATGTTATATACGTACGATAGTTTCCTGTTCGATTTAGATAGGACAGAGGGCTTTAAAACAGTACTCCAGATAAAAGAAATTTTGGAGGATGGAAAATACCCCGTCAAGGTAAAAGCTGGACTAGATTATGGTTCAATGCAAGACATAACGGAGAGGATAAATGAATATAAGTAAAGTTATAAATGATGTCGTAGATACAGTATCTTATAAGACATCAAACGGAATGGTCGATGTAAAAGACCCATATCACTTATATCTATTAAAAAAAAAAAAAAAAAAATGGCTAGATCCAGATCTAGTCTATTCAGCTTTATTTGAGGCTGAAAAAGATGCTGAGCCACCGTTAGATGATAAAGAAAAAGAAAAAGCTAAAAAGATGGGGCTTATATGGAAGGGAAAAGGTTATGGTAAAGAAAATGAAGACGGAATATCTTTTAAAAATCAGGGTGGAAAATTAGTTAAGATTGAAAAAGAAAAAGAGAAACAAAAAGATGACCCTCAAAAGCTGACTGCAAAAGACTTGACGTCAAAGACAGGTGAACCTGAAAAGCAAGAGTTTAATAATAAAGAAAAATCATATCACGAAAAACTATCATCTGGGCTACAAAGTGAAGTCGAGTACATGGAGTTTGAAAATGATGCTGATAAACAATCTTTTATACAGGCTGTTCAAAAGCTAGGTGACGATCCAAACACACTGACAAAAGATGATATTGAAATAATAAATAAACATGCAAGAATTTCAGACGGTGCAGGATTTAAATTATACACTGCTAGAAAACTTGGAGACTTTAGCAAGGGAAGAGGAAAAATTGTTTTGACATCAGGATCTAAAAGTCAAGCTGCTCGTGACTACTTAGATAAACTTGAAAAGCTAGGTATAAAAACAACACCTGCTGCAACAGTAAAAGGCTCACAAGAGGCTTCAAAATTTAAAGCAAAAGATTTAACAGCAGGTAGGCTGTCAAACTCTAGAGTTAGAAAAGAAGATGTTACAAGTACAGAAAATTCTGTAACTGTTGGAAAAACAACACTAACAAAGTCTGAAATAACTAGCGATATGGATAGCAGAGAGCGTGCATCTGCAGAAAGAAAAAATGCATTCATAGACAAAATTAAACAAACAGACTCTATTGAATTTGTAGAGACAATTGAAGGTGCTGATGAATCTACGAAAGAAGGAAGAGATAAGATTTGTAGAGAATATCCAGAAGAGATTGCAAAATTTATTAAAAATTCACTAGGTGATAATGTAACACCTGAAGAGCAGTCAATAATAGATCAGGCTGCAGCATTAGGAAAAATAGATGATCCAGAAGAATATGAGAAAGCTGCTTTAAAAATTATTAATGATATGGATCAAGTTCCAACGATTAGAAAAGGAGCAGCAGATCTCACAGAATCTATAGTTTATCTTGTATTGAATAAAAGAGGAATACCCACAAAACTACCTGCAGGAGAGACATTTAAAGTTTCAGACTTAATATCTTTTCCTCCTGACAATGTAGATAACATTGCACCGCAGTCTATTGTAAACTTAACAAAAGAAGGTGGTGTTAGTGTTAAAATGAAAGGTGGCGCACCAAGCGGTGGTGAAGAAAAAATTAAACAATCTAAATTTAAAAACAAAGAAACACAAGAAAAATTACTTACAATTGTTGATAATCACAACAAATTCTTTTCAACTGGAGGTGGCTTGACACCAGAAGATATTGAAGAAGGAGATAAAAGTAATAGAGAAATAGAGGCATGGGCAAGAAGTCAAGGAATAATAAAAGAAGGTGAAGAGATTAAAACAAGAAAAGGTAAGACGCCTGAAGAATGGGCAGAAGAAACTGTTACTTTATGGGAGTCTAAAGGCAAATTAAGAAATTTGACACCAGAAGAAAGAGAAATGTATGTAAAAGGCTTGGCAGGTTATTGTAGAGGCGGTTTACTTATGGAAAAAATCTATAACAGTGATCTAGACTCACAAGAATTTGGAAATGTAAATTTAAAAACTTTTAAATCAAAAGATGCAGAGCTAGAAATAAGTGATGGTGTTGAAAGTGCTTCTTTAATGTATTTTGTAATGAACCCTGGATTTAAGTTTAAAGAGTTTAAGCTTCAACAGCCAACTGCAGTTTATGCAGGAAAATTAGTTCATGCAGACTATGATAGAGAAAGTGGAAAATTTAAGTGATAAAATTAAAGGACATATTGATGGAAGAAAAAGTTATGGATACAGCTGGAATAATATTAAGAGATCCAGTTGCAGGTGTTGTTTTATGCAAAGACACAGAAAAGTGGAGTATTCCAAAGGGTAAAGTGGAGCTCGGTGAAAGCCCTATTGACGCTGCATGCAGAGAAACAATAGAAGAAACTTCTATATTAGTAGCAAAAGAAGGATCAAATATTAACAGTCCTGTAGAATTAAAAGCCACATTAAAGAACTCAAGAGGCGGAAAATTCTATATTTATGAAAGCAAAATGAAAATGGCTATTTTACCAAAGAAAAGCTTAGAGCACGAAGATGTGCGTTGGTTTACTGAATTACCAGAAAACACAGATCCACGAATAAAGGGGATAATTTAATGAAGACACAATTATTATGCACTTTCTGCTCTAAAAGAGAACTTGATGACAGTGTTGAGCTAATTAAGCTAGGAGCGTCAATAGTTTTTGATAAAATATATGTATTTGAGAATATTGAGCAGCCAGAATCTCTAATTTGCACTTATAATGTCGAAAAAACAGAAGATTTTGTACAAAATTCAAAAACTATGGCAATACACAGAAAAAAAGAGACAAATACACTGTATACGATCAATGCTTTGAACGAAGCTATAAGAAAAGACAATAATGGTGTGTTAGATAAGAAATTTTCACTTGATTGGCCGCAATACAGAAATAGTTTGCTGCTAACGAACGATCAAGGGCTAAATGTTGTGAGGACAAAGTTATTTAAAATAATAAATGTATAGGTGGCTCGGTATGAGAATAATTGTTACAGGAGGTGCCGGATTTATAGGCACAAATTTAATAAAAGAACTAGTAAAAAATGAACATCACGAAGTTGTATCAATAGACAATTATAATACAGGGTTAAAATCAAATGAGCAAGAAGGCTGCATGTATTTTACTGGAGATATTTCAGAAATAAAAGATTTTGGACTAACTAGTGATGTTCCTGATCTTATATTTCATATTGGCGCACGTGCAAGAATACAGCCTTCATTTAAAGATCCTCAATCGTCATTTGAGTCTAATGTTTTAGGGACACAAAATGTATTAGACTATGCAAGAATAAACAATGTTCCAGTCGTGTATGCTGGTTCTTCGTCTGCACACGGTGATTTACACGCAAATCCATACACTTTTACAAAGTGGCAAGGCGAACAAATATGTGAATTATATTATAAAGTATTTAACCAACGTGTTGCTATATGCAGATTTTATAATGTTTATGGACCTCATCAAGCTACTGAAGGTGACTATTGTAATGTATTGGGCATTTTTGAGAGACAGTGGAAGAACAATCAATCACTTACAGTTACAGGTGATGGAGAACAGAGAAGAGACTTTACACATGTCCAAGATATTGTGCAAGGACTTATGAGATGCGGTTACAGACTGTGCGAAGACTTACCTGATGAAGTTAGTGGTGAGATATTCGAATTAGGAAGAGGAGTGAATTATTCTATAAATGAATTAGTAGATGCATTCGGAGAGATGGATGTAGAATATTTACCCGCTTATCCTGGAGAGATGAGAGTAACATTAAATACAGATACAAAAGCTCAAAAGGTTTTAGGTTGGGAGCCAGAGCATGACATAATAGACTATATTAAAAACACATTTAAGAGATAATTGTATGGAACCAAATGAATATAGAAAATGGATAAAATCACAATCAGCTGATGTACAGAAACAAGCAAGCAGATATAAAGGTTATAACAAAAATTGGTTTGACTGTTGGTGGAATAAAATTTCATATGACATAAAGCAAAGATTACCAAAGAATACAATAATGAAGAGGTCTCCCTCATCTTATGCAGGGTATGTTCTAAAAAGAATATTTCCAAAAGCAAAAACAATCTTAGCTATAGGTTGTAGAAACGATTTTGAAATAAAGTGTCTAGAAGTACACGGTTTTAACGCAAGAGGCTGCGAAGTCTTTCCAGTTGATTCAGAGAAGATAGATGTTGTTGATGCTCATAATATTGTAGACTATTATGGAGAAAATTCTTTTGATTTAATATATTCATCACACTCATTAGAACATTGTGCTGACGCAAGATTAGTTTTAAGAGAAATTAAAAACATATCTAAGATGGGAGGATGGATTGCTTTGCCGTACGGTAACTCAACAGGCGGCTTTCATCCTAGTCTGTTACAGGTAATGACGAAAAAAGGTTTTAATCCTATTATAGCAGCAGAAAGAGGAAAGCAAAAACTTGTAGATAATATGATGATAGACTTCGATGAAATGTGGGGAAAATATCAGATAAAATATTGGAAAGCTAGCACAAATTTTAATCCAGAGGAATTCGCTTTCTGTTTTAGCTTTTTAAAAAAAGGAAAAGTATGGGATGACGAATCGCTAAAAATAGAAAAGTTTGATGACAGTGACAAAAAGTGGTTAAGGCAGAGCAATATATTAAACTGGAAAAAACCAGTTAAAGGATAATTATTAGTATATTAACTTGGAGTTTATAATGAAAAAATTTGACTGGAAACCGAAAAAAGGATCTTTTAGAACTATTCAAGAGAGCTATATTAAAAGACAAGTTCTAAAAGAAGAGGCATCTCCTGAACAAATTGCAATGTCTAAAAAGTTCAGATTTAATGCTGAACCTGAAGAGATTGATATTTCTTGGATAAAAAAGAATAATATGGAAAAAGTATGGAGCAGAAAATCACCTGCACCAGAAATAATGAAGATAGCAAAAGCATATTCAGACAAAATTAAAAAAGCTGGAGGAATACCTACAGCAGGTAGCAGTAACATAACTCCTGAAGATATGAAAAAAGTAGCAAAAATTGAGAATGAGATGAAATCACTTTACAGAGGATGGGAAGGTAGAGGCGGAATGTACTATTGGACAAACAAAGGTGGAACTGCAAGATGGGAACCAAAGTATGATGATTTTGTTGATGTACAAGACATAGCTGCACAGAAAGAAATTCATATTGACAATAAGACTGGAAAAATTAATATTAAAGGTGGCGGTATGGGAGGCTTTCCGTTTCCAGCTGCAAATCCTGAAATAAATGACGAAGGCGGCGGATTCGGATACCAAGAAATGTAAAATTAAAGCTCCATATTTTTGGAGCTTTTATATTAAAAAATAAAAATTAAAATAATATATATAAAACTAACTTTTGAGCTTTTAGCTCTATATATATTAAAGGATTAACTAATAACAAATAAACTAAGGAGAAATGGTAATGGATTTATCTGTAATTAAGAATAGGTTATCTGAACTACAAACTTCCAACCAAAGAACATCAAATCTTTGGAAACCCTCACCTGGTAAAACTCAAATAAGAATCGTACCTTATAAATTTAATAAGGACAATCCGTTTATTGAGTTGTATTTTCACTATGACATGGGCGAAAAGAACTATCTTTCACCTATCTCATTTGGAAGACCAGACCCAATTGAGGAATTTGCCACCAAGCTTAAGACTTCTGGCAATAAAGAAGACTACAAGCTAGGTAAAAAGATCGAAGCTAAGATGCGTACTTTTGCACCTGTTATTGTAAGAGGTGAAGAGAATGAAGGCGTAAAATTCTGGGGCTTCGGTAAAATGGTCTATCAAGAACTTCTTTCTGTAATCGCTGATCCTGACTATGGTGATATTACAGACCCTGTAAATGGTCGTGATATTGTTGTAGAGTTCAAGACTAGTGAAGAGACAGGACGTTCTTTCCCGATGACCACGATTCGTGTTAAACCGAATCAAACACCAATGACAGAAAACGCTGATGTGTTGAACACAATCAAAGAAACACAAAAGAACATCACAGACATCTACAGAGAGATGGAATATGATGATCTTCAAAAGGCTCTTGAAGGTTGGTTAAGCCAAGAAGGTGATGACGAAGTAGAAGTCACCGATCCTGCAAAGGAATCTAAACCAGCTGCAGTCGAAGATGTGTCAGCTGCTTTTGACGATCTATTTAATTCATAAAAATAGGAGAAAGTTATGAGCGAGAGACGTGATGTCCTTGCTAGTGAGCTAGCAGATAGTCTAAACTCCAAGATCAAAGGACAAAAAGTTGCTTTTTTCTTGGATGGATCCGATGATACACCGACAGATATTAATGACTTTATATCTACAGGATCATCTTTACTTGACTTGGCAATATCAAACAGACCGAATGGTGGAATAGCAGTGGGAAGAATAACCGAAATTAACGGTTTACAAGCTTCTGGAAAATCATTGCTTGGTGCACATATTCTTGCTGAGACACAGAAAAAAGGTGGTATTGGTATCTATATTGATACAGAAACTTCTGTAAGTAAGGAGTTTTTAGATGCAATTGGTGCTGATACACAGAATATCCTGTATCTTCACATGGAAACTGTTGAAGATATATTCCAAGGCATTGAAGACATTGTGACTAAAGTAAGAGAAACTAACAAAGACAAACATGTAACAATACTTGTTGACAGTCTTGCAGCAGCTTCTACTAAAGTCGAGATGTCGTCTGATTATGATAAAGATGGATGGGCTACTTCAAAAGCTATTATTATCTCTAAAGCTATGAGAAAGATTACACAAATGATAGGTAGACATAAAATTAGTTTGGTGTTTACAAATCAGTTGCGTCAAAAGATGGGTGTTATGTTTGGTGATCCTTACACAACAAGTGGTGGATTGGCATTGCCATTTCATGCTTCAACAAGGATTAGACTTCAAAATATGGGTATGATTAAAGACAAAGATGGTGAAGTTATCGGACATAAATGCCGTGCAAAAATAGTTAAAAATAGAATAGGACCGCCACTAAGGACATCTGATTATGAAATGTATTTCGATAGAGGAATCGATGATGAAGGTGGATGGCTGCAAACTTTAAAAAACTTAAAGATTGCACAAACAGCAGGTGCGTGGTACACTATTGACTATGACGGCAAGCCCATAAAGTTCTTATCAAAAGACTTTAAAGATAAACTTGCAGAAAATGAAGGGCTCAAAGACTATTTGTATGAAAAAATATGTGAAGCTAGCATTCTGACTTATGAAGACAAACGAGGCATTGATGATGTCGAGTTTACAGACGAAGTTGTGGATGGTGACCTTGCGTAAAAGATACAGAGAAATATTATCTGATATAGGAAAACAAGTTTCCACAGAGCAAGGGTTAAACGAACACGTCCTGATAATTGACGGCTTAAACAATTTTATCAGGACGTGGGCCGTCTCACCAGCAACAAATGCAGATGGACAACACATCGGTGGCATTGTTGGATTCTTACAAACAATTGGTTTGGCAATAAGGACAATAATGCCTACAAGAGTTATCATAGCTTTCGACGGAAAAGGTGGATCAGCAAGACGAAAGAAAATTTTCCCAGAGTACAAAGCAGGTAGAAAACCCTTAAAAAGACCGAACAGAGTCGAAGGGTTGACAGATGAAAGTGAAGCTGAGAACATGCGCAGGCAGTTTAGACGCTTAGTTGAGTATCTAGACTGTCTGCCGGTTACAGTAATTACAATGGAAAATATAGAGGCTGATGACACAATAGCATACATTTCAAAACAAGTTTTAAAAAATTCAAAAGTAACAATAATGTCAACTGACAAAGATTTCTATCAAATTATAAATGATAGAATTTCTGTATGGTCACCAACGAAAAAAGTTATTTATGACAGAAAAAGATTAGAAGAAGAATTTGAAATACTGGCAGAAAATTTTGTCTACTACAGAATAATTGATGGTGACAAATCTGATAATATTTCAGGAGTCAGGGGTTTAGGATTAAAGACTATAAGAAAAAAATTCCCACTTTTGGTTGACACGAAGATAGTTAATATTGATGACTTTTTAAATGTTACACAATTAATAGAACACAAAGACATATTGTTACGAAACTACAGACTAATGCAGTTACATAATGTTGATATTCCTGGAAATGCAAAACTTTCTATTGTTGACCAGGTTAGAGAAGGATCTTCAAGACTTGTGAAATATAAGCTTCATAAAATGTTTTTAGAGGACACAATTGACCACGCTATCAGAAATCCTGATGTTTGGCTTCAAACGTGTTTTAACCAATTAGAATTAATACTAAATAATGCCACCAATAAATGACGACTTAACAAAATACGGATCTGTTTTTCAGACTAAGATAATAACATCTCTGTTAACAGACCAACAATTTGCTGTTACTGTTTACGATATGATCCAGCCAGAATTGATGGGAACAGAAGCAAAACAGTGGCTAGTAAAAACAATAAAAGATTATTATTACGAATATAAAGTTACACCAACACTCGCATCACTAAAAGTAAAGATCAATGAAATCACAACAGAATTACTTAAAGATGCAGTTGTAGATGAATTAAGGGAAGTAACAAAAAGCATAGAAGCTACAGACTTAGAATTTGTTAAAAATGAAACAGTAACATTCTGTAGAAATCAAATGCTTAAAACTGCAATTATTAAGTCTGTTGATTTGTTGCAGTTAGGTCAATATGAAGAAATAAAGCGTGTTGTTGATAATGCAATGCGTGCTGGAACACACAGAGATATTGGCTTAGAATATGTAAAGAATTTTGACCAAATATTAGAGGATGTAAATCGTACATGCTGCCCGACAGGATGGGAACCACTTGACTTTATAATGGACGGTGGACTTTCTGGTGGAGAGCTAGGTGTAGTTGTTGCACCTTCTGGTATTGGTAAAAGCTGGTTCTTACAAGCGCTTGCTGTTAATGCACTTAGGGCTGGTAAGAACGTAGTTCACTATACATTGGAATTAAATGAAGCTTACGTTGGTATGAGATTTGCAACAATATTCTCAGGTGTCCCTGTTGCAAATATTAAAGATAATAAAGACGAAGTAAGAGACACAATTAAAAAAGATTGTAAAGGTGAACTAATCATAAAATATTTTCCAACAAGAGGTGCTACTGTTCAGACTATACACACTCATCTAAAAACAATTGAGTTAATGGGACATGAACCAGATTTAATATTAGTTGACTATGCTGACTTATTAAGAGATGTAGGCTCAGCTGATGCAGCTGTAAGGCATCAATTAGGAAATATTTACGAAGATCTTAGGGGATTAAGTGGTGAATTTCAAATACCTGTTTGGACAGCATCACAATCAAACAGATCATCATTAGAAGATGAAGTTATTGGAGCAGAAAAGATCGCGGAGTCTTATGCAAAAATAATGACAGCCGACTTTGTTATGTCACTTTCTAGAAAGATAGAAGACAAGATAGCAAATACAGGTCGTGTTCATGTAATTAAGAACAGGTTTGGTCAAGATGGTATGACTTATCCGTTAACAATGAACACATCAATTGGAAAATTAGATGTATATGACTCAGCATCTTCCAATGGTCAAGCTGAACAAAAAAAGCAAGACAATGGCAATGAGTATACAAGAAAACTATTAGCTCAAAAATATGAAAGCTTCAAACCAGGCGACGAAAAAAAAGAGGAAGAATACAAAAATTTTGAGACAAATTAAGTATATCCCGTTATTTAACTTAGCGGTTAGGAAAGACAATTATACAGATATTAGGAGACGTTTCAATGCAACAGAAATTTAAGTTATCACAAGCATTTATAGACAAATATAAAAGAAAAAAAGCACCATTCGGTTTTAACGGATTAGGTGAGTTGGTTTATATGAGAACTTACTCAAGGTTAAAAGAAAATGGAAAAAATGAAAAATGGTGGGAAACCGTAAGAAGGGTTGTTGAAGGTGCATATACAATGCAAATGAACTGGATAGAATCACATCAGCTAGGATGGAACCCTTGGCGTGCTCAGAAATCTGCACAAGAAATGTTCGATAGAATTTTCAATATGAAATTCTTGCCACCAGGTCGTGGTTTATGGGCAATGGGAACACCAATCACAGAAGAAAGAGGATTATATGCAGCACTGAATAATTGCGCATTCGTGTCTACAGAGACAATTAAAGATGATGGCTCAAAGCCGTTTACTTTTTTAATGGATGCATCAATGTTAGGCGTTGGTGTTGGCTTTGATACAAAAGGTGCAGAACAAATTATGGTTAAAGGACCAACAGGAAAAAGAGATCATGAAGTTTTTGTAATACCTGATACAAGAGAAGGATGGGTTGATTCTGTTGCTGCATTAATTGATTCTTACTTTCACGGCACACCTGCAATTAAATTTGATTATTCTAAAATAAGACCTGCTGGTGTTCCAATCAAAGGTTTTGGAGGACAATCAAGCGGACCCGAACCATTAGAAGAAGTACACGAATCAATAAGAAAAGTACTCGATGGAAATGCAGGTGCACCAATTACAATTACAACAATCGTAGATATAATGAACCTCATCGGCAAATGTGTAGTAGCAGGAAACGTACGTCGCACAGCTGAAATCGTATTCGGTGATCCGTATTCTGACGAGTACATGGACCTAAAGAATTATGAAGTTAATCCTCACAGAGATCAATATGGATGGACTTCTAACAATTCAATATTTGCAGAATTAGGAATGGATTATTCTGAAGCTTGTAAAAGAATTGCATTAAATGGTGAACCAGGATTTGCTTGGTTGGAAAACATGAGAGGATACTCTCGAATGAAAAACGGCAAGGATAATAAAGACCATAGGTCAATGGGAGGTAATCCTTGTTTAGAACAAACACTAGAATCTTATGAATTGTGTTGTCTTGTGGAAACATTTCCGTACAAACACGAATCATTAGAAGATTATAAAAAGACTTTAAAATATGCGTATTTGTACGCAAAGACAGTTACTCTAGGTAAGACACACTGGCCAGAAACAAACAGAGTTATGCTTCGTAACAGAAGGATAGGGTGTTCTGTTAGTGGTGTTGCACAGTTCTTAACTTACAGAGGTGTTGGTGAATTAAGAGAATGGTTAGAGTCAGGGTATGATGAAATACAACGTTTAGATGATGTCTACTCAGACTTTTTAGCTATTCCTAAGTCAATAAAAACAACTTCTGTAAAGCCAAGTGGAACAGTATCACTACTTGCAGGGTCAACACCAGGTGTGCATTATCCGGAGTCAAGGTTTTACATAAGAAGAATGAGGCTATCAAATCAATCAGAGTTGTTAAAGCCCCTTGAAGATGCTGGATATACAGTTGAACCTGCATTCGGTTCTGAAGACTCAACAGTTTGTGTTGAAGTTCCAATTGATGTAGGTGACGGTATAAGAACTGCAAAGGAATTAACAGTATGGGAACAATTTAGTTTGGCTGCTTTTATGCAAAGACATTGGGCAGATAACCAAGTAAGTTGTACAGTTACTTTTGATCCTGATAATGAAACAGAACAATTAGAGCAGTGCTTAAATTACTTCCAATATCAATTAAAGGGAATAAGTTGTTTACCACGATTTGATGCTGGTGCTTATAAACAAATGCCTTATGAAGCAATAGATGAAAAGACTTACAATAAAATGAGTAAGAAATTAAAGAACTTATCTTTTGCAAAAATGAAAGGCGAAGATTCAGAAGCTGAAAAGTTCTGTGATGGAGATGTTTGTATTGTATAAATTCACATGCAAAAAAGCGGACAGGCAGAAGTATTTCTTGGAACACCAAGATATGCTAATGTAGGAATTACGGTTAATTTTTAGAACGGTAATTTGGGGCTGTAGCTCAGTTGGGAGAGCACCGCACTTGCACTGCGGAGGTCGCAGGTTCGATTCCTGTCAGCTCCACTTTAAAAATGTTATTTGGGGTATCGTCTAACGGTAGGACACCTGGTTTTGGTCCAGGCAGTTGAGGTTCGAATCCTTATACCCCAGCAAAATTAATAGGAGTTATAATGAATCACTGGATTATTGTAGATATATTACTTCCAATCATATTCATTCAAGGATGGATTATCTATAAATTGTGGAATAAAGTAAACTGGTGGGAAGAAACTTATCATAAAACAAAAAGAGCACATAAAGATATTGTAGACAGGTATGTATTTAAAAATAATTAAAAAAATATATATTTTGACAAATATAAAGTATATATATTAACAAATGGTTATAAGGAGTAAAAACATGCACGATTGTTATATTGCAAGCGGTTGGTTTAATGAAAATCAAGCACGCGATTTAGAAAACATAAAAACAGCACTTGATGAATTAGGTGTAAACTATTTTTCACCGAAAGATGAAATTGTAGCAAAGCCTGATGCATCACCTGAAGAACAGGAAATGATATTTAAAGGCAATGTTGATGCAATTACAGGCGGTAATTTTGTTGTCTGCAATACACGTGATAAAGATCTTGGAACAATATTTGAGGCAGGCTTTTCTTACGCATCAAATGTTCCAATCATTTATTATGCTGAAGGATTGCAAGGTAACTTTAATCTTATGCTTTCACGTAGTGGAAGAGCTGTTGCAACTAACATTGAAGAATTAAAAGAACACGTTAAAGGAATAATGGAAAATCCAAACTATGAAAAAGAATACGTCGGTTTCGTTGAGTGATTTTGTAGATGATGTCTACATCTTAAAAGCACTTACAAGATATAATAATAAATTTAAAATCATAAGTGAAAGTGTTGCAGAACACTCTTACTTTGTAGCTGTATTAACATTAAAGTTACATGATGATTATGACTTTGATTTAGAAAAAGCGCTTAAGATGTCGTTAATACACGATATTCCAGAACTACATCTTTCTGATGTAACACATGACGTAAAACGCAACTTTCCAAAGTTAGCTAGTGAAGTTGTAAAAGCAGAATACGTTATTATGAAAGAAAGATACCCACAGTGGTATGACACATTCAAACACTTTGAAGACCAAGACTCACCTGAAGCATTAGCTGTAAAGATGGCAGATAATCTTAGTTGTGTACAATATGCAACTGCAGAAATGGAGTTAGGTAACAAAGGTTATATGAAAGAGGTTGCAACAAATGCGGCTAGACGTGTTATGCAGTGTGAACAAGATTTACAAAAATACAGGAGAATAGAAAATGCCAATTAATAATGATTTGCCGGTAGTTAAACTCCCAACTGATTTGGGGTTTAATAAACCGATAAAAACAGAGTTTCATGATCATCTAGATTCTATAAAGACAAAGCTAGTTAGCAGTCCTTCAATAGAAGAATTAAGAAACTATATACCAGACTTCTGCACTGCAACATGGGCAGAACAGCCTTTCAATAAAGGCTCACTATCAGACTATGAAAAAGATAAAATGATTTGGATGCTTTTTAACGGTAAATTACTACCAACAGCATTCGAAACAATAAACTGTACTTTTACAATTGAAGGTGTTGATACACAATTTGTCACACACTTAATCAGACATCGTGCATTTAGTTTTTCAGCACAGTGTACAGGTGACAGATCACAAAGAAATGATGATGCTGTAGTTCCACACGCAATCATAAACTCACCTGAAATGTATGAAAGGTATAAACAGTTAGTTAATGATTCTAAACAGCTTTATGCTGATATGGTTGATACTAAAGAGATCTCTGTTATGGATGCAAGACATATATTACCTAAATGCTTAAGTACATTCTATTGGGCAAGAGGCAATATAAGAGATGTTATGGCTTTTATCAAAACAAGAATTGACAAACAGATTCAGCCAACAGAAGACAATGTTGTTGCTTACTATATGTGGCTAGAATTAGTCAGGGCTTATCCGATGATTGTTGACTGTATTGATATTCATACGCCAGCTAGGTATTACATTTCAACTGCAAGGACAGGAACAGGTACAAATCTTTACTGGCCAGATGAAGATTCTGATGAATTTGAATACAATGAAAATGATTTCTTATATCAATCTACACGTGAAAACTTAAACGGTACTGAAGGTGGAAGAAATACATTTATGGAAATCATAAAAAGCATTGATGAAGAACTAGCATTGTTAAGAGAACAGGCACATGAAAGGTATGACTTCTTACGTGGATAAACTGGAAGAAATATACGAATTACAAAAAAGCTTTACTGAACGGTTTTTTAAAGAAAAACAGAATTTGACTTTAGAAGACGTAAGAAATGATAAAAACCGTTTGGTAAAGTGGAATAAAGAGTACATACTCGCACTGATCGCAGAAGCGACAGAGGTTTTAAATGAAGTCGATTGGAAGATGCACAAACAGATGAATCTTCCAACTGACGCAAGAGAAAGACTACTAGAAGAAAGCATCGATGTGATGAAGTTCTTATTAGGATTAATGATTGTAAATGGATTCAGTTTGGATGATATTTATAGTATGTTCAAGTCCAAATCACAAGTAGTTGAAAAAAGATTATAAAAAGCCTTTACGCATATAGTCTTTTATTGTTAGATTCTAACATAATAAAAATAGGATTAGTATGTCATTAAAAAATATTGCGCCACCAGACAGATTTACTGGTTTGCACTCACACACAACTTTTAGTACATTTGATGCAATCGGCTATCCTTCAGACCATATCGATTTTATAACTAGTGAAGCTCAAGGTGGTGACTCATGGGCAATTACAGATCACGGTAACGGTAACGGTTTAGGCCACGCAAATGCACACTCTAATATTATAAAAAAGTCAGGTAGAGATTATAGACAACTTTACGGTGTTGAATTTTATTTTGTTCCTTCTCTAAAGACTTGGCAGTCACAATACGAAGCGCATCGTGAAGCAGTACAAGCAGAAAAAGATGCTAAGAAAAAAGAAAAGCTACACAATTCACCTGTAATAGTGGATGCTGAAAAAGACATTGAGGCAGGCGGTCACATCGTAGAAGATGAAAACGAAACCAAAGAATCAGCAAAAGGAAAGCCAGCTTGGAAAAGATATTATCATCTAGTTGTAATTGCCAAGAACAGAAAAGGTCTAACAAACTTATTTACACTTGTTAAAAAATCTTACAAATACGGATTTTACAGATTTCCTAGAATTGACTTTGAGATGTTAAAAGAGCACGGTGAAGGTCTAGTTGTTTCGACTGCGTGTGTTGGTGGACTTGCGTCTGGTATAATTTATAATGAGTTTCAGGACAAGACATTTGATCAATTTCATCCTGACTTATTAAATGATTCTTTAAAATATAATACTGTTATGAACAGGCTTACGAATATGACAGACTATTTTGTTGACTGTGTAGGACAGGAAAACTTCTTTTTAGAATTACAGTTTAATAAACTTACAGCACAACAAATGACAAACAGAATGCTGCTCGACTTATCTAAAAAGACAGGCATAAAATTAGTTGCAACTGCAGACTCACATTATCCTACTCCGCATGTTTGGGAAGCTAGAGAGCTTTATAAAAAACTTGGATGGTTTAGTTCAGATCCTGCTAAGATGAAGTTACCAAAAGAAGAAGAACTTAAGTGTCTACTATATCCTAAAAATGCACAACAAATGTGGCAAGAATTTACTGAAAACTATAACGACTATGACTTTTACAAAGGATACGAGACTGATGTTAGAGATGCAATTAATAGGACACATGATATTGCATGGGATTTATGTGAAGACACTTGGATCGACCAATCAGCAAAATTACCTGTTCACGGAACTAATGATAAGCCGGCTTTTAATATACTCGTAGATCTTGTCAAAGAAGGTTTGGTTAGAGAAGGACTAGATAAAAAGCAAGAATATATTGACAGAGCAAAACAAGAATTAGCTGATATTAAAACATTAGGACATGAATCTTATTTTATAACAATGTACCAGATCTTTGAAAAATCATCAAAGAAAACATTGTTAGGTCCTGGTCGTGGTTCAGGTGCTGGAAGTCTTGTAAACTTCTTGTTAGGAATAACACAGTTAGATCCTATCGAATACGGTTTATTATGGGCTAGGTTTTTAGGACCTCACAAAGTTTCTTGGCCAGATATTGATACTGATGCAGGTGATAGAGATGTTATGATTGAGGCATCAAAAGAATTATATGGTGAAGAATCTGTAATACCTGTATCAAACTTTAATACACTTAAATTAAAGTCACTATTAAAAGATGTCTGCAAATTTTATAATGTGCCATTCTTAGATGTAAACAAACTTACAGCAGGTTTGCAAGAAGAAGTTATGCCTCATGCTCGCGGTGATAATGAAGAGAAATCAATGTTTATGCTTAAACACGAAGACTGTATGGCATATTCAAAAAGATACAAGACATTTATGGAAAAATATCCAGATGTTGAAAGACAGATTAGTTCTTTATTCTTGCAAAACAGAAGTATTGGAAGACATGCAGGCGGTGTTATCATAGCACCTGAAAAAGATCTGACAAGTTGTATGCCAATAATATCTGTAAGAGGTGAGTTACAAACACCTTGGTCTGAAGGTATGAATGTTAGAAACTTGGAACCAAACGGATTCTTAAAATTTGATTTCTTAGGACTAACACTTTTAAGAGATGTAGAAAGATGTATTGGACGTGTACTGAAAAAGCAAGGAAATCCTGATCCAACATTCTTGGACATAAAAGCTTTCTTTGATAAACATTTGAACTGTAGAAATGTAAAGATGGATGATCAAAAAGTCTGGAAACATGTTTATGAAGATGGCAGATTTACAGCAATATTCCAGTTTACAGCAGACGGTGCAAGACGATTTTGTTTAGAAGCAAAGCCAACAGATATTGAAACACTAGGTGCATTAACTGCTATTTACAGACCTGGTCCTCTAAAGGCAAATGTACATAAGAAATTTGTTCAAGCAAAGAAAGATAAAGACTCTGTTGTTTATGCACACCCTGAAATTAAAAAAGTATTAGAGCCAACATTTAATCATATCGTCTTTCAAGAACAGTTTATGATGTTAGCACAAAACCTTGCAGGATTTACACCAGGTGAATCTGATAAACTTAGAAAAACTCTTGTTAAGATGTCACACGATTCATTAGGAGGTAAGAAGAATGAAAGACAAATTGCAAAAGAAAAGTTTATCAAAGGTGCAAAAGACTTACACGGTATTGATGAAAAAGTAACTCAAGACTTATGGGAAAGAATTGAAGCATTCTCAACATACGGTTTTAACAAGTCACATGCAATAGCTTACGCAATTGATTCTTATTATGGTGCTTGGTTGCACACATATCACGAAACAGAATGGTTAGCAACTATACTTGATTCTGAGAATAACAACCCGTCAGGCTTGGCTAAGACAATATCAGAAATAAAATCATACGGATATAGAATTATTGATGCTGATATTAATTACTCAGGAACACAATGGGAATATTCAACAGAAATAAATGCATTTGTTCCACCGCTATCGTCTATTAAAGGTGTTGGTGATGCAGCTATGAATGAAGTAATGGCGCTGAGACCGTTTAATAATATTAAAGAACTGTTATATGACAATGAAGGCAACTGGAGGTGGACAAAGTTTAATAAGTCAGCAATTAAATCTCTTTGTATTGTTGAGGCATTAGGATCTCTTCAAGAGTTTGAAGATGGTATACTGAACAATCATAATCAGCTGCTACACGTTTTAACAGATGACAAGAATTATGATACATTAAGAAAACACAAATCAGGACTTACAAAGACACAAAGAAAAAAGCTTGAAAAACAAGGAGAGTTCCCTACAGATTACATCGACAGTTTGTTTCCAAAGTATTCAGAAATACCTGACTGGACAAGAATGGAAAAGATAGAAAACTATGCGACAATGACATCAACAGTAAAGAATGATCTAGTATTTCCTGATGAAATGATGGAACAAATTAGAATACATAAT